TATATCCAAGTATCATTTAACCAAACTAAATCAGAGTTTCTTTTTCTTTTTAAATCTTTTACTTCTTCTTTTTTTAATTTTCTATCACCATAGCCACCTGTTCTAGCCATAACTTCTTTTTGTGAATTTGCATAAGCTATTACATCATCACAAAATTTAGGTGTTAATACACCACTAAAATACCAATAATAATTAGATATATTCATAATTAAAATTTATTACAACCCTTCTCATTTTATCTGTGCAGGTAGAACCTGTATGTTTTAAAGTTGAATCAAACTCTACATACGTATTTTCTTCACTTTTAATTATTTTACCATTTTTAAATTTTGTATATCCATTAGAGTTATCTAAATAAAGAATGCCTGTAGTGCCTTTTTTTTGATCTGTATGATATTGATGTTCAATTATTTTATCTGTTCTTGTTAATAAATTAGCTTTTACTCTATTTATTTTTTTATGTTTAATATTTTTTAACACTGGTTTCATAATATCTATCCATTCACCCCAACACACTTCTTCACCATTTTGTATAAAAGTAAAAGTAAATTGAAAATTATTTTTTTTGTCATTTTTACTATTTATAAAATCATTAAAATACCAAGGAAAATAATATCCCATCATTGAATCTTTTAATTTTTTAAATACATTTTTTGGTAAAAAATTTTTATATATATTCATACGTTATAGTTTGTATAAAATTTAAACTATCTTTTTGATTATTAGTTAAATAATACATATTAGTTGATGGAAACATAATGAATTTATTATTTGCTAAAGGTATATCCCAGCTTCTGCCTTTACGTCTATTATCTTCAAAATGTATTCTAACATTACAATCTTTAACTTTTACACCATACAATAATGTAAAGTCTGGAGAGTTACGTAAATCTACTGGATCTATATTTAGTAATGGAATTGTAGTCTCGCTAGGTTTATAGATATTTCCCCACGTTTCTTTGTTAATTAAATTAAAACCATATTCTAGATTAATGTGATCTCGCATATATGTATTCAACATATCCCAAGTTCTTGAGAATGGAAAATCTTTGTTTTGAATTTGTGATTGTAATATATCGCCTGATAATTTATCTCGGTCAATGTCCCAATCTTTGGGCATATTCACATCACCGTAATATAGAGTTTGTTCGCTTAATACTTTCTTTTGCATACCACCACCACTTTTAATTTATGCTTTGTTGTCTGTCAAGTCCCAAGTCTGTCCAGCTTCATTCCAGACGTAACCCCATCTGTGAGTATCTGCTGTATTTTGTGATTCTTGTTCATCTGTTAATGCTGGAGCATCACCAATTGGTGATTTCCAAGTAGCTGTATCTGTATCTTTTACCCAAGATGCATAAGGTTTTTTAGGCCAAAAAATTTGATCATCTTCGTCCCAAGTCATTCCTATACCTGCGTAGTTACCTCTAAATGCTTTTGAATTGTCACCTGATGAATGTTTATTTTGTGATGTATTATATGAAGTTTGAATCCACATTTGTGCAGGCCAATTATTATGTGTTTCTAAATATTGTTGACCTACTGATT